GCATATTTGCGATTAGGATCTGAGCAATGTGAAGAAACAGAAACTCTTCAGATGATTAATGATATGATTTCTAAGACTGTTCATAATAAAAACAATCATGAATTTTCTTTATTGTATAATGGATTTACAGAAAAGAACTTTGGAAAGAAGCTACAAAAGTACAGACCATCAATTAAAAATATTCATGCGGACTCTGGCGGGTTGCAGATTATTACTCGAGGTCTACAAAATACTCCAGAAACTCGTAATAAGGTTTATGAGAATCAAGCAACATACGCAGACATTGGAATGGCATTTGATGAGATTCCTGTAAAGTCTACATCTGCAAGTGGAGTATCAGCAAAGATTGATACTAAGCGCAGATATGTTGACATGGAAAATTTTGAAACATACGCAAGACAAACAGGTAAGAATGTACGAGATCAAATTCAAAAGTTTGATTCTATGAAAAGTAAGTGTCGCCCTTTTATTATTCTGCAAGGTTCCGGTGCAGATACTTATAAACTGTGGGCAGAATATTTACTAGATGAGGTTCCAAAAGAATTGCATAGTCGTATTGGTGGTGTTGCTATGGGATCAGCTGCTCTTGGTATGGGTCCACTTGAAGATGTTAAACGAGCATTTTATGTTAATGCTGTTCCCTTTGATAGACCATTTCATTTGCACGTATTGGGAGTAGGTGCACTAAAGCGCATTTTGCCTTATTTGTTATTTAGCCAAACTGGTCTATATGACGGCATTGATATTTCATATGACTCTACTACACATTCTATGTCTTTAGATAATGGATTGTTTTATTTCTCGCACAGTAAGAAAAGTACACCTGCAGACTACGGCGGATCATCGGTTAAGATGGGTAGACCATTTTCAAATATCTATAGAACAGTAACAACTGAAATTAATAATGTCTGCGACACTGATTATACTCCAGAACAATTTCATAAGTTAATGAATATTAGTGTTGGAGAATATATAGAAAAGGGCGGCAATTTTAAAGACATTATGGAAGCACGCCTTAGTTTCATTTTAACTAATGTACATAATTTTACAAGAGATGTTTCTACATTAATGAATTCCAAAGAAGAATTTTTGCGATTCTGTAGAGAAAAAAATTGTGAAAACGAATATGCTACATTATTCGATGTAAAAAATACTGATGACTTTTTATACTGGGAAAAACACGTTGGCAAGTTTATGGACTCTGAACCTGTTAACGCTGTAGCTCCTTCTTCACTTGAGGACTTATTCGCATGACAACAATAAACGCAGACGCAGGAACTTTTAAAATTGTAGACTCCCTTATGAACAAAATTGGATATCGCACTACCAAAAACAGAAGTTTTATTTGGGTAACTTTTCGGAAAGAAGGTATTCACAAATATCCTGCAGCAGCAACTGATCCTAAATTAGCTACTGGAGATTGGTTGGATGTTTCTTTCTTAGGAACACCTCATAGACATATTTTTCATTTTAGAGTAGAGATGGAAGTATTTCATGATGATAGAGATGTTGAATTTATCCAAGCTAAACGTATTATGGAGCGTTGGTATTCTGATGGCACAATACAATTAGATTTTAAATCTTGCGAAATGATGGCAAGAGATTTATATGATAAACTTATTGCAACTTGGCCTGATAGAGATTATATTATTGAAGTATCAGAAGATGGCGAGAACGGATGCAGAATGTATTTTGAAGGAGTAAAAAATGTCTAAGTTATATTATATGGGGTTGGAGCCCTATGAAGGTAGATATACTTTGCAGTTACAGCAATGGAGCGAGGATGCTTTCAAACGTCGAGGTATTGATTATGAAATAATTCATGGTGAAACTCTAGATGATTCGAAAGCAATTGTTACTGGTCAAGTATTAGATGCACATGGGCGTAGTTATTATTCTTTGACGCAAATGGCAAAGCTTGTTAAGAAAATGAAAGCAGGTGAGATTACCTGGGAAGATACTATTTTCTTTGAAGATATGTTTACTCCCGGTATGGAAGTATTGCCATATATTATGGATCAATTGCCTTGGGAATATCAACCTCGAGTATTTGTTCGTTGTTTAGCTCAAACAATTGACCCCGATGATTTCCTTCATGTATGGGATATGCAAGAATGGATGGCACACTATGAAAAGATGACCGATCACTTTGTTACAGGAGTTCTTGCTTCAAATGAAGAAATGGTTGCCCATATTAAAATTGCAGGCTGGAAGGCTCCAATTTATAATATTTCTGGATTGGCATTTGATAAAGATGAAGTCCAAAGTCGAGTGAAGGAAATTAAACCTTTTATTAATCGTAAGAAGCGAGTAGTTTTTGCTGCTAGATTTGATCAAGAAAAGCAACCAGATTTCTTTATGGACTTGATTGAACGATATGGACAAAATCACAGAGATGTAGAATTTGCTGTTCTATCAGGCGGACCATTACGTAGTAACGACCAAAAGTATATAGATCGTGCAAGAGAATTAGAAAAGACTGCCAATTTTAAAATCTATGAAAATCTTAAAAAGAACGAATACTACTGTCTGTTAGCAGATTCTAGAGTATTGTTTAATTGTGCTTTGCAGGATTGGGTAAGTAATACTGCATCAGAGGCAGATGCGTTAGGTACAAATTGTTTGTATCCCGCGTATAGATCATTCCCCGAAACATTTGCAAATGATGCAGAATGTTTATATATTCCTTGGTCAATGGATGATGCTTGTGAAAAATTAGATAAACTATTAGTCGCCCCTAGAAAAAGAATGGGTCAATTATCTAATTGGACAACTGGCACAATTGATAGATGTTTAGACATTATGTTTGAAGAAAATTATCATTGGCATCGTGGATCTAAGGATTATAGAAATTATGTCTCAGAAACAAAATACTAAAACAGTAATTGTTACAGGAGCCGCCGGTTATATCGGTGGTTCTATTTGTATTGAATTAAAGAAACAGGGATATAAAGTAATAGGTATTGATCGACGCAAATTGCCAGATCATCTAGAACAATATGTAGATCAATTTGTTTGCGAATGTTTTACGCATCCTTTTTCTTTAGAACATATTGAAAAAGAACCTATAGGAATTATACATTGTGCTGGCACTAGTTTAGTTGGTCCTAGTGTAATAAACCCTTGGGAATATTATGATAACAATGTAAGTAAAACTTTAAAGTATTTAGATTACATTCGTAGATGGGCTCCTACAACTAAATTTATTTTTAGTAGTAGTGCGTCGGTATATGGGCAGCATTCATCAAATCATGCTATTTTTGAAAGCTCTACTACCGCACCTATTTCACCATACGGCGAATCTAAATTAATGGTTGAGCAAATATTGCATTCGTTCAATAAAGCTTATAAATTAGATTACGTTTCTTTTAGATACTTCAATGCTTGCGGAGCAGTTGAAGGCGGCATCCATGGTCAAGAACCAGATGCTACTCACATATTTGCGAAACTGTTTGAAGCAGCTATATCAAATGAACCATTTACTATGTATGGTGCAGACTATAATACTAAAGATGGAACTTGTGTTCGAGACTATGTCCATGTTACCGATATTGCGAAAGCGCACATCTTTGCTATTGAGAATAATACCAAAGGGATATATAATATAGGATCATTGAAAGGTTATTCAAATCTTCAGATTTATAAAGCAGTAGATGATTATCTAATAAAGAAAAAAAGAATTGATAAAAGTATTGTTATGCTTGTTGAAAAGGCAAGAGAAGGTGATCCTGCAATACTAATTGCAAATTCTTCAAAGTTAAAACGAGCAACTTCTTGGAAAACAGAAAAAAATCTAAACAGTATAATTGAAGATTTACATGATTGGTACTATTCAGATACATTCAAGAAAATGCAACAGAGGTCTTCCGACGCTCATCCCTCTTAAAATATTCTGCGTGTCATCAAACTTACTCGAGGAGGCAAGAGATGGCAAAATATATCTCAACTAAAACTTATAAACAAATTGGACCGGTAGCATATAGACAATGGAGAGCAGACAGTCATTGTAATTTAATTCATGGTTATGCTTTATCATTTCATTTTGAATTCGAATGTGATACTTTAGATGCTCGCAATTGGTGTATGGACTTTGGTGGTCTTAAACCCTTAAAAGGACATCTAGAAGATTGGTTCGATCACACATTACTTGTAGCACAAGATGATCCTATGCGAGAACATCTTTTGGAACTAGGTAAACTTAAACTTGCGAAAATAACAGAGGTGGAGAAAACAGGTTGTGAAGGTATTGCTAATTTTTTGTATGAGTATGTTAACACTATCTTCTTGCCTGCATATGGCAAATCCGAAGCAGATAGAATCTGGTGTTGCAAGGTTGAAGTACGAGAGACCGATGCGAATATGGCAATGAGGGTCGGTCATCGTGAAGACAATGAATTCGTGGATTAATGAATTTTTATATTCAGTGGACTGTGGTATTAACGCAGTCCCTGTTTTAATTTGTTCTTTTATTATTGAGTTAGCATTTGTAATTTTTATGGTGGGTTCAATATGCAGTGGTTTTTAAAGGCTTTAGACAAGCTAGGTAGAAAAAGAATTATCATGGACAGGGTAAACAATGACCCCTATCTTGAACGATACTATCTTTTCCTGAAAGATAGAAAACGGTTTCCGTTTAACATATTCCTGCATAAATTTTTAAAGGGCGATCCTGACGATGTTCATGATCATCCGTGGCCTTATGCTACCTTAATTTTGAAGGGCGGTTATTGGGAATGGATTCCGCAATTTAATGCGAAAGGAGAAAAAATTAATGAAATTGCTGCTTGGAGGAAACCTGGGCATTTTCGTACTTGTGCTGCTAATAGTTATCATCGCATTGAGTTAGATCCTAATGTAGAAACATGGACATTGTTTATGCCAGGTAAACATAAAAGAGATTGGGGCTTCTTAGTTAAGAACAAATGGATTCAAAATGAAGAATATTTGAAATCTAAATATCAGGGGTAATATGAAAATAGCATTAGTTACAGATACTCACTTTGGGGCAAGATCAGACTCCCAACAATTTGATGCATACTTTAAAAAGTTCTATGATGATATTTTCTTTCCCGAATTAAAAAAGAGAAAAATTAATCAAATTATTCATTTAGGTGATTGTTTTGATCGCAGAAAATATATCAATTTTAATTCGTTAAAATCTTGTAGATCATATTTCTTTGAAGAAGCCTACAATCGCGATATTGATATAGATATGATTGTTGGTAATCATGATACATTTTTTAAAAATACAAATGATGTAAATTCGCCGAATCTGCTATTGGGGGAATATTCGAATCTAACTACCTATGATAAAGCAGATATTATTACCTATGACAATCTAAATATTTTATTGATGCCCTGGATATGTGCTGACAATTGGGAACATTCTTTACAGCTAATTAAATCTGGCGCATCCAAAGTATGTTTTGGTCATTTGGAACTTGCTGGGTTTGTGATGTTTAAAGGACAAGAAACTCATATTGATAATTCGGGAATGGACCCTAGTTTTTTTAAAGACTACGATCTTGTCTGCTCAGGACATTTTCACCACAAGCATAGTAAAGGACATATCAAATATATTGGCAATCCATATCAATTATTCTGGAATGACTATGAGGATGAAAGAGGGTTTCATATTTTTGATACAAAGACACTGGAATTAGAATTCATTAAGAATCCCTATACTATATTTGAAAAGTATTACTATGATGATGAAAAAAATGATCCTAGTTCTGTAGACACTAGCATTTTTACTAATAAGTTGTTAAAATTAATAGTTGTTAATAAAAAAGATTACTATAAATTTGATAAGTTTGTAGAGGCATTGTATAAAGAGAATCCAATTGAATTAAAAATTATTGAAGATTTTTCTGAGTTTGAATCTGAGGCTATTGATGAAAATATAGACTTAGAAGATACTATGACTTTATTAACTAATTATGTAGATGGTGTAGAGACAGATGCCGATAAAGACAAACTAAAAAGCATTCTCAAAACTCTATACGTTGAAGCACAGAACTACGAGGACGCATGATAAAATTTACAAACATCAAATGGAAAAACTTTTTATCTACCGGTGCTCAGTTTACTGAAGTAAAACTAAATAAAATATCTACTACTTTAATCGTAGGAGAAAACGGTGCGGGCAAAAGTACTATTCTAGATGCCATATGTTTTGTACTATTCAATAAGCCATTCAGAAGTATCAATAAGCCTCAGTTGATGAATAGTATCAACGGCAAAAATTTAGAAGTACACTTAGAATTTAGTATCGGTAAAAAAGATTACAGAATTGTACGAGGAATAAAACCTACTATTTTTGAAATCTATGTAGATGGCGTATTACTTAATCAAGATGCTGCCGCAAGAGATTATCAAAAATATCTTGAAGACGGTATTCTAAAACTAAATTATAAATCATTCACTCAAATTGTTATTTTAGGTAGTGCATCTTTTACTCCTTTTATGCAATTGCCTGTATCTCATAGACGAGAAATTATTGAGGATATTTTAGATATCCAAATTTTCACGGTTATGAATTCTGTACTAAAAGATAAACAGGCAGAAATAAAAACCAAAATAACAGAATTAGATACTGCAATTGACCTTGGTAAAAACAAAGTTAAACTGCAACAACAGTATATTGTTAATCTTGAGAATGATAAGCAGAAGAAAGTTGAAGATGTACAAAAACGAATACTTGAAACGACTGATGAGATATCACAGCTTAATGCCAGAATCTTTTCAGAAAAGGAAACAGAAGCTAATCTCAAATCCTCGATTTCGGACTCAGTTGAGAAACGTAACAAGCGTACGGAAATGGGAAATCTTATTAGAAAACTTTCCGAACGAATTACGTCGCATGAAAATAGCAAACAATTTTACGTCGAACATGACGTATGCCCGACATGTAGCCAAGGTCTTCATGATGATCACAAACACTCCGCTATCTCACTTCATACACACAAACTCGAAGAAATACGGACAGCAGTTCAAACCCTTACCGTTCAACACAAAGATATCGAAACTAGACTTGATGAGATTGCTGTTATCGAAGAGAAAATATCTGAACATAAGAGCACTATCATCGAACTCAGTGCATCAATTATTGCAAGCCAAAACTACATCAATAAGTTACAAGGAGACCTTTCAGGCAGCACTGTTACGGAAACCAATTTGCTCTCAGAAAAGGCAATACTTAAAGATCTGGCAAAAGACGTGGTACAACACGCCGAGGCAAAAAGCCAAGTTACTGAGGAAAAACACTACCTCGATATCGCGTCTGTACTATTAAAAGATACAGGCATTAAAACTAAAATTATTCGACAGTATCTTCCTGTCATTAATAAATTAGTTAACAAGTATTTACAGGCAATGGATTTCTTTTGTCACTTTGAACTCGACGAAACATTCAATGAAAAAATAAAGTCAAGACATCGTGACGAATTTTCATACGCATCTTTTAGTGAGGGAGAAAAGCAACGAATAGATTTGGCTTTGCTTTTCACTTGGAGAACTATTGCTAAAATGAAAAATTGTGCTAGCACAAACATCTTGTTACTTGATGAAGTATTTGATTCTTCTTTGGATGTTAACGGAACAGACTATGTAATGAATCTAATAAATACTCTAGGAGAAGAGACTAATGTATTCGTCATTAGTCATAAAGGAGACCTTCTATTTGATAAATTTAGAAGTGTTATTAAATTTGAAAAGAATCAGAATTTTTCGAGAATTGCAACTTAAGGATTATTATGTCTAATAAATGGGAATTACATACACATCAAGTTAACGCATATTGTTACTATCAAAATATTTTTGATGATGATATGATTAACAGTATTATTGAAACTGGCGATAAGCTAGAAATTGGAGATGCCTATGTAGGTGGAGATTTTCAAAAGAGCGGAATTGTTGATGAGTCTATTCGCAGAACAAAAATTTCTTGGATACATGGTACTGCGGAAAATGCCTGGCTCTTTAGAAAATTGACTGATGTGATTCAGGCAGCAAATGAACAGTGGTTTGGATTTGATCTAACTACGATTGAAGCATTACAATATTCTGTATATCATGAAACAGGATTTTATGACCAACACGTTGACCATCACTTTCAAGGTGCAGGGCAGTATCCTCGTAAACTAAGTTTTACTATGCAATTAACTGATCCAAGTGAATATGAAGGTGGCGATACAAGATTAATTACTGCAAAGGATCCTTTTACTATTCCAAAAGAAAAAGGAACAATCACATTTTTTCCATCTTATACTTTGCACGATGTTACTGCAATAACTAAAGGTACTCGTAAAGCATTGGTAGGTTGGATTTTAGGACCACGCTGGAAATAAAAATGGCATCAAAGATACCAATAGAATATTTAGATTTAAGTAATGATTTTGGATTTACCGCAGTTCATGAAAATGATGTAGTAGATCCACTCATTACAGAAGTCAAAACATCTGCAGATGCGGATACAAAACAAAAGTTGGCAACAGTTGAGAAATTGATTTTGCCGCTTTTGGTTAATTTGATGAAGAATCCTGATAAAGATTATATCCATTGGCCCAATAGAGTCCCCCTAATAGAGAAGCAGATTGATAAGATTTTGGCTATAACTAGATCATAAAATGGCAAACTTTTGCTTGACTTCTGATACTGAAGGTGTTATAATAATGAAACATCCAACAGGAGAATCAGATGTTAATGACCTCAAAGTCTATACTAGCAAAACTACTTGCCTCAGAAAACATTACAGTAGAACATCGTAAAACATCTACTGCTTATTTTGATACTTTAAATCGAGTCATGGTGCTCCCTATGTGGGGCAATATGACTTCGGAACTATATGACTTGTTACTTGGTCATGAAACGGGTCACGCTCTCTATACACCTAATGAAGGTTGGCATGATAACCTTAAAGATAAAACCAAAAAAGGTTTCAAGACATATCTTAATGTTATCGAAGATGTTCGCATTGAGAAAAAAATCCAAGAAAAATTCCCTGGTCTAAAATCTAGCTTTCGTAAAGGCTACTCAGATTTAATGGACAAAGATTTCTTTGGCGTCAACGAACGCGGTGAAGAAATTGAAGAACTTCCATTGATTGACCGAATCAATCTGCACTACAAGATTGGTTCATATCTTAATGTACAATTTTCAGAACAAGAAATGGTGTACATTGATCTTATTGAAAAAATTAAATCGTGGGATGACGTTGTAGAAATTGCCAAAATGCTATACGAGAATGGCAAGGGCGAGGTTCGTAAAAACCTCGAAAAGCAATTTTTTAATGATCTTTCTATAGATGAAGATGGCAACTACGATGATGACTATGACGACTCAGATGAAGAACGAGAATTTGCCGAAGGACAACGTCAGATCAAAGGTGCGGGTTCTTTTAATGATCTAGATCCCGAATCTAAAACAGATTCGCATTTTAGAAAACGTGAAAAAGATCTAATCGATCCTACATTCAAACCGTATGTATATATCAATTCGCCTACACCGGATTTGTCTAACATCATTATTCCGTATAATAAACTCAAAGAACAGCACAATAATTTTGTCAATAGGTTAGAATTTTCCGAAACTGAATTTAACTCCAAGGTTGTAGAATCTAAAGAAATTGTATATAAGCATTTTCTTCAAACCAATAAAAAGTATATTTCTTATTTGATTAAGGAGTTTGAACTTCGTCGTAATGCTAGACAATTTGCCAGAGCAAGTGTATCTAAAACTGGTGAATTGGATATGAAGAAAATTCATAACTATAAAACTAATGATGATTTGTTCAAACGAATGACAGTTGTTCCTAAAGGTAAATCACATGGACTAGTTATGTTTATTGACTATTCTGGTTCAATGGCAGACAACATTCTCGGAACAATTGAACAGACATTGGTGTTAGCAACATTCTGCAGAAAAGTAAATATTCCTTTTCGAGTATATGCATTCTCAGATAATCACGCAGGCACACAGTATTTGGATAAGTGGAAACCGAAATTTTCTAGTAATGACAATGAAGCAAAATTTGGCGAAGAAAATTTTCATTTGCGAGAATATATTTCAAGCGAAATGTCCAGTACAGATTTTAAGGATGCGATTCAATATTGGTTACTGGTTGGGCATACTTACAATAAAAGAAATTATGGGTACAAAAATAAATTAGACCTCTATCCGCATATTTGGAATAGTGATTTTGAGGGATTGAATGGAACTCCTTTGAATGAGACAGTTGTTACATCTATGGAAATAGTAAAGCAATTTAAAAAGCAATATCGTTTGGACATTGTCAACACAGTATTTCTTACAGACGGGGAAGGTAATGATACTACCCAAAAATGGGAAGGTGGCCGTGTGACTTATTTCAGAAATCGATGGGATGAAAACAATGTAATCATTCGAGATGTAAAAGGTATGGCAGAAGCCAAAGCTCCTGCAGGTACAGAAATTACTGTAGGGTTTTTGAATTTGCTAAAAGAAACAACGGGTGTAAATGTTATTGGTTTTTATATTACGGGCAGAGGCAATCCTAAAAGAGCAATTCAGAATCGTATATTGAAAACTAATGCACAGGTAGAAAATTTCGATGAAAAATTCAAAGAGTTTAGAACTAAAAAATTCTTTATGTTGAACAATGCAGGATATGATGATTACTATTTTATTCCCGGCGGTGAAGATCTCGGAGTTCAAGAAGAAGAAATGGACATCAAAACTGGTGTGAATAAAAATGATTTGAAAAGGGCATTCCTGAAAATGCAAAAAGGCAAGAGTGTAAATCGAATTCTTTTGAGTAGATTTGTTGAAAAGATTGCTTGACAGGCATCTGAAAAGGTGTTATAATTATTTGTGAATTGACTTTAACCGGAGATTTATATCATGTCAAAAACGCACTTTAGCGAAGACCAGCGCAAAGAATTAGTTACCAAATTGATTACTACTTATGGTAATCAAGTAACTAAAGAAACAATTGTTTCCTATTGTACTCAAAACGGATTGCCTAATCCGCATTTCTTAGTCTCTCGCCGAGATATTAAGGTTGGTAAAGAGTATATGCTAGATAAAATTTATGAGCAGAAAGTAACTAAAGAAATGAGTACCGAAGAAATGTCACCTGCAATGGCCGCACAAGTTATGCCTTTTCGGCAAAAGCGGGTAACTGTGGAAATTGATAGCGTCGTTCCTGACAAGGATGAGACTTATGTTCCTTTTGGATTTTTCAAGCAATTGGAACAGATTCTAAAATCTAAAACATTCTATCCTGTTTTTATTACTGGTCTTTCAGGTAACGGCAAAACAACTATGGTCGAACAAGTTGCTGCTAAATTGAAACGGGATTGTATTCGTGTTAATATTAGCGTTGAGACTGACGAAGAAGATTTGATTGGTGGTAACACACTGCAGGATGGTAATATTATTTACCGAGAAGGTCCTGTACTTACAGCAATGCGTCGAGGTGCTATTCTTTTGATTGACGAAATCGATCGAGGTTCCAATAAATTGATGTGCTTGCAGAGTGTGTTAGAAGGCAAAGCTTACTTCAATAAAAAGACCGGTGAAGTTATTCGCCCGGCTGACGGTTTTACTGTTGTTGCAACAGCAAACACTAAAGGTCGAGGTACTGAGGATGGTCGTTTTATTGCAGCACAAATTCTCGATGAGGCATTCCTTGAGCGTTTTCCGATTACTGTTGAACAAGAATATCCCTCAACATCAATTGAGAAAAAGATTGTTATCAACAAAATGAAACACTACAATAAATTGGATGAGGCTTTTGCTGATAAGCTTGTTGCTTGGGCAGATATTATTCGTAAGACTTTTCAAGAAGGCGGTGTGGACGAGATTATTAGTACTCGCCGATTGGTTAATATTGTTCAAGCATATTCGATCTTCAATGATCAGGTTGAATCAATTCAATATTGTATTAATCGCTTTGATGACGATACAAAATTAGCATTTATGGATTTGTATGCTAAGATGTACTCACCCGAAGAAGTTATGAAAGTTGCTGAACCGGAGAAAAAGTACAGTGTTACTGTTGATGAAATTCCATTCTAATTTTTAATTTTTATAAAAAAGGGCACTTCGGTGCCCTACACCTTTCTATATGCACACTAATGAAATAACTTATAATACTTTTATACCTAGATGGTATGGTCGTTTGGGCAACAATGTTCAACAGATATCCAATGGAATTTACTTTTGTGAAAAAAATAGAATTCATTTTACTTCACCCGACCATCCATACATAAATGCTATTGATATAAATTTTGGAAATACAGAATATAAAATACGAGAGACAAGTGATAATTGGTTTTATCATTTTGAAAAACCTTATAGTGATTTTGATGTAGATATAGAGGATTTAAATAGAAATAGGAAACGTATATGTGAACAATATATACTACCAAATTTAAAAGTAGATCATGAAAAATTAAAGGATCCTTTGCCTTCCGATACTTTAGTTATACATATACGGAGCGGGGATCTTTATACTAGTTTTCCTAATACGCACCCACAAAATCCTTTACGATATTATTTAGAATTATATAAAATATTTGAAGAGAAAATTATTTATCTAGCAGAGGATAATAATAATCCGATAGTGCAAGTATTACAGACAAATAATTTTGACGTCAGAGTGTTGGGGGTCGATGACACTTATACCTTATTATTACGTGCACAAAATCTTGCAACCTCGGGTGCAGGGTCTTTTGCAATATCATCTGCATTTTGTTCCACAAACCTTAAAAATTTTTATTGCACAGACTTATACATAGACCATAGTTTAAATCCAATTATGCTAAAAGAGCAACTTAATGTTTTTATGGCGGATGTCTCAGGCAATAAATATTTTAGAGTAGGTGAGTGGAGCTCTGCCAGAAACAACATTAATAAAATCTTTGAGTATCAAGAAGATATATCATTTAGGAGACTATAGTATGACAAACAAAGTTGCTCTTATTACGGGCATTACTGGGCAAGACGGTTCTTATCTTGCAGAACTTCTTTTATCTAAAGGCTACGAAGTACACGGTATTGTTCGTCGTAGTTCTTCTATGAACACGGGTCGGATAGACCACATCTATTCAAATCCAAATTTGCATCTTCACTATGGCGATGTTACAGATTCTCTTTCCATTATGAATGTTTTAAAGAAACATAATCCTGCAGAAATCTATAACCTTGCAGCACAAAGCCATGTTAAAGTATCATTTGATACTCCGGAATATACAGCAATGGTTGATGGCTTAGGTACTTTAAAGATTTTAGAATCTGTTAGATTGTTAGGGTTAGAAAAAACAACTAAAATTTATCAGGCATCTACATCTGAACTATATGGATTAGTTCAGGAAACCCCTCAAAAAGAAACCACACCATTCTATCCCCGCAGTCCGTATGGTGTTGCTAAGTTGTATGCTTATTGGATTGTTAAGAACTATCGTGAGTCATACGGTATGTTTGCTTGTTCTGGTATTTTGTTTAATCACGAATCTCCTCGCAGGGGGTTTAACTTCGTAACTAAAAAGATAGTTAATGGTTTAGAGGCGGTTAGTGCTGGTCGTCAAGATTGCTTAACATTAGGAAATTTAACAGCGTTAAGAGATTGGGGCCATGCTAAAGATTATGTCGAAGCAATGTGGTTAATGCTCCAACAAGATAAGCCGGAAGATTTTGTTATTGCTACCGGTGAGCAATATACTGTTAAACAGTTTGTCGAACATTGCGCCCCGTATTTTGCATTGAAAATACGTTGGGAAGGAGAAGGATTGGATGAGGTTGGTATTGATGAACATACTAAACGAATTGTTGTTCGAGTCGATCCTAAATATTTTCGTCCAGCAGAAGTTCAAACATTGTTGGGAGATTCTTCAAAGGCTAAGAGTGTGCTCGGTTGGCAACCTAAACATTCTTTTGATGACTTGGTTGAAGACATGTGCATAAATTTTGAATAATATGTTTCCTCCATCATACAAAGATTTAAATAAAGTAATTACTGAAAAATATTTAAACTATAATAATGGTTTTTATATTGAGGTAGGTGGTGCAGATGGTTATACGCAAAGCAACACTTGGCATCTTGAAATGTACAAACAATGGTCGGGTATATTAATTGAACCAAATCCTGTTGCGGCGGAACAATGCAGAGATAGTAGACCAAATTCTTCCGTATTTAATTATGCTTTAGTTGGTAATGATTTTAAAGGCGATACTATAAAAATGTTGTATCGTACAGTATACGGCGGAGATCCTGGTTTAATGACTTCTACTGTAGATTCTCCTATTCGGCAAAATAAAGAATGGATCGCGCCTGCTACTGAAAATGATAAAACTGAAGAATTTGAAATTCAGGTAGCCACATTAACTGATATTTTAGAATCTCAAAATGTGACAGATATAGATTTCTTTTCTTTAGATGTTGAGGGATATGAACTAGAAGTGTTGAGAGGATTAGACTTGAAAAAGTTTACCCCTAAAGTTATTTTAGTCGAATGGCATTTAGATTTTGAAGAAATTAAAAAAGTACTAGATGAAACTCACGTATATGCAGAACAATTAACTAGACATGATTATGTCTTTTTGGCGAGGTAATAATGGAAAAAAATAGTAAAATTTTTGTAGCAGGACATAACGGATTAGTAGGTTCGGCAATTGTTCGGAAATTAAAAGAAGAAGGTTATACAAATCTTATTCTTAGATCAAAAAACGAATTAGATCTTCGAGATCAACGAGCAGTTAAAAACTTCTTTAGTATTGAAATGCCCGAGTATGTATTTTTGGCTGCTGCTAAAGTTGGTGGCATCAATTGGAACTGGACAAATCCTGGTGAATTTATTTATGATAATTTACAGATTCAAACCAATGTTATAGATTCTGCTTATAAAAACAAATGTAAAAAATTATTGTTTCTAGGTTCTGCTTGTATCTATCCGAAGGTTACTCCTCAACCGATTAAAGAAGAATATCTTCTTACTGCTCCATTGGAACCTACAAATGAAGGATATGCTTTAGCAAAAATTACTGGTCTAAGAATGTGCGAATACTATAGACGTCAGTATGGGTTCAATGCTATTAGTTGTATGCCTGCAAACCTATATGGACCGAATGATAATTTTATTCCCGAACATGGACACGTTATTCCGGGTATCATTACTAAGATGCATAATGCTACGATTAATGGCGAAGATAGTATTGAATGTTGGGGCGATGGCACACCTACACGAGAATTTTTATATGTAGATGATTTAGCAGACGCTTGTTTTTGGCTGATGCAAAATTATGACGAAAAAGAATTTGTAAATGTCGGAAGCGATGAAGAACTTACAATTAAAGATTTAGTAAATCGACTTAAAAAAGAATTTGGGTTTAAAGGTAAAGTTGTCTGGAACACTGATAAACCAAACGGAACACCTAGACGCAAAATGGATAACACAAAACTAAAAGAATTAGGTTGGTCTGCAAAGGTTAGTTTTGATGATGGATTGAAACGCACTATGGATTGGTATAAAAAAGAAAAGGGGTTGTTATGAGATGGCCTTTAATGGGTGAGACAATCACCTTCGCAGATAGATTAAAAATGGCGCACTTTGCGCTAACCGCAAAGAAATTTACCTTCGGCGAAAAGGTAAAACAATTTGAGAATGAATGGAGTGAATGGCTTGGCGCTAAACATTCTTTATACGTTTCGTCAGGAAGCACTGCAAACTTCTTATTGGTTGCTGCAGTTATGGAATTGTATGGATTAAAACGAGGCGACAAAGTATTGTTGCCCGCTTGCACTTGGATGACTAATGTTGCTCCTATTATGCAGCTAGGACTTGAGCCAGTATTCTGTGATATTAATCTAGATAATTTTAGTTTTGATCTAGAAGATGCTCATAAAATATCAAAGAAACATGATATTAAAATGGTCTTTATTACTCACTTGCTAGGATTTTCTGCAGACAATGAAGGTTTAAAAAGACTCTTCCCGAATGCTTTATTCATAGATGATGTATGCGAATCTCACGGATGCACGGGTTCGGATGGTATTAAACGAGGAGCAGACAGCTTAGGTGGAACCTTTAGTTTTTATTTTGGTCACCATATGTCTACAGTAGAAGGCGGAATGATTTCTACAAATAATACTGATCTATATGACTTGATGAAAATTAAACGCAGTCATGGTATGGCAAGAGAGTCTATTCGGTATGATGACTATGCACAACTATACCCGGATATAGATAAACAATTCTTGTTTGTTACCGATGGATATAATTTTAGAAATCATGAGATTTGTGCTGTACTTGGTATATCTCAATTGAAGAGATTAGATAGTATGATTGAGATTAGAAATAGAAATCATTACTTATTTACTAAGATTATAGACAAATATCCTAATCTGTTTTATAATATTAAAAATGCACACACGAACAGTAGCTTTTGTTTGCCCTTTATTTGTAAGTCCAGAGAAGTTATGCTTGCAATGAAAACAGTATTTAAAGATGGTGGAATTGAATATAGACCAGTTGTTGCTGGCAATCTATTATCGCAACCTTTCCTTAAAGACTATAAAATAGAAACAAGTAAGAAACAGACGAATGCAGACTTAGTGAATTCTCAAGGTGTGTATATAGGCAACAACCATTTTGTAACCGAACAGGATATGGAATATTTAGAAAAAGTAGTGGAGGATATTAATGAAATCTTTAGGTGAAAATATTGAGGACATCATTGCTAGAACAGTAAAAGATGTTTTATCTAAAATTGAGATACCAGATTCGACTTATGTTGAAACAGACAATTTGGGTGAAGTAATTGAGAAGCTAGCAATTATTCATATTAGAATGTGGATGTTGGAAGATGCAATTCAAGCTGCAACTTCAGATGCAGAAATTGCAGATTTAAAAAGAAAATGCGATATTTGCTTTAAAGTAAAGCGACCAAGATATGTTCAAGCAATTAATCTAATGGTGGACAATGCGATTAGAACTAACAGATCATTGATTGAGGATTCAGTAAAATTATATAAAGGTATAGACAATGGCTAAAATTATTTTCTTCAATCACTATCATAGAGGTGATCTATTAACGCATAAAGAATTTATTCGTCAAATTAAAACTGAATTGGATGGAGTTGAGTATGAATACATGCATTTCAATCATCCTAAATTGACTAGAGATTTGGATGTACCATTGACAGGCGATCCTACAAATCTAGATCCAAAGACTCCTTTTTATCAAGAAGAAGAAGCATTATATATTAATACTTGGATTGGTTGTCATTGGGATATCTTTTCTCAATGTGGCGGAATTAATATGGATTCGTTAATGGGGCAGTGGTCTAGAATATTCCAAATTGTTAATGAATGCTTTGGTACTAATCTTGCGATAAACCCTAATAGAGATTATTATTTACCAAAGATTGATTTCAATAGATTTGATATATCTCATATAGATGATTATCTTGAAAAAAATAAAGATGCAAAAAAGATTCTAATTTGCAATGGCGCTCCTAAATCAGGACAATCCTTCGCATCAAATATGAAAGAATTTTTAGAACCTCTTGCTTTAGAAAATACTGACACTCACTTTATTTGTACTGAAAAATTTAGTACAGTTGTAGACAACATTTTGTTTACTGAAGATATTATTTTAGATAAAGAAGCTGTAGAAAAGAGAGCACCGTGGGAAGATCGAGCTCTGAATAATTGTGATTTACAAGAGATATCATATCTAAGCGAAAATTGTAATGCAATTGTAGGCAAAAATTCTGGTCCATATGTTTTCTGTGAGACATATAACAATTATACTAACCCTAATAAAAAGTTTTTATCTTTTAATGTTAGCTGGGGCATAGGTAAAGCAACAACAGAAACAATGTCCCATAATATGCATAACTTTATGAAATGTGAATATAAGATTATTCCCGTAGAAGGTCCTCATAAGGGAGATCTTAATTTACTCACGAGCGATGATATCGCAAATATTAACACAGCACTTGACACACTGGTAAAAAGCCTATGAAGAAATTGAAAATTGGGTTTGCAGATACCCATGAACATCTAATGCAATTTTTCTATACTCTATTAGCAAATAGATTTGATGTAGAGTTGGATAATGATAATCCTGATTATTTAATTTTTGGTGATGATAATTTTGGTACAGCGAATAAAAAATTCTCTAAAAAGGATTGCGTAAAGATATTCTTTACTGGAGAAAATAGACGCCCAGAAGATTATGATTGTCACTACGCAATCACTTTTGATCATAACTATAGTAATTGGCATTACAGATTACCATTGTTTGTAGTATACCAATGGGCTTTGGATGCTATTCATAACACTGGTCATGACTTTTATCATATCCTAGGTGAGCATACGCCTAAGTTAAAAACAGATTTTTGTTCATTTGTAGTATCAAATCCCCGATGTGATGAGAGAAATGAATTCTTTAAAAAGCTAAGCGCAATTAAAAAGGTGGATAGCGGCGGCGGCGCATTTAATAATATTGGTAAAAAATTAGAAGGCGAAAAGGCAAAGATAGATTTTCTAGCATCAAGAAAATTTAATATTTGTTTTGAGTCTAGCTCTTATCCTGGGTATGTTACTGAAAAAATTCTACATGCATTCTATGCACAGACAATTCCTATATACTGGGGTAGCCCAACAGTAGCAGCAGATTTTAATCTTCAATCTTTTATTAATGTAAATGACTTTAATAACTTTGATGAAGCAATAGAATATGTTATGCGTATAGATTCAGATGAAGAATTATACTATAGAATATTAACTGCGCCTAAGCTATCGGGCAATGTTCCTAGAGATTATATGTTACTAAATAATTTCTTGAATTGGTTTGAAGCAGTTGTCTATAACAAAGCAGATATGAGAACTGAATGAAAATACAAACATTTATATTCAATTGGAGAGGACAATACCAAAATACTTTAAATAAAGAAAAACAATTTAAAGAAATAGGTATTGTTCCTACAGTAATTAATAGTGATGAGTCTTATCCTTTTGAGGGCGACAATTGGCATTGTATTGGCGAGGAAAGTTATTTCAATGCACAATTTTTAAAAGCAATTGAATTGTTTGATGGTGATGTATTGTTTCATGTACAAGGAGATGCTTCATATGACAATTGGAAAGATCTTATTACTGATGCGAAAACATACTATGAAATGGCTAATTGGGGAATCTATGCACCCAATGTAGATTATACCTGGTATGATTCATCTAGAACGGATGTTAATACTATAGACTTTCCTTTAGATAAACTAAAGATGGTTGCTAACACAGATTGCACTTGTTGGTTTATCCACAAAGATGTTATCAATTGGTATAAAGAAAGAAAACTAGATTTTAGTAAATATAAGATGGGGTGGTCTTGGGATATCGTATTGCCTGCATTATGTTATATTAATCAGCGACCTGTTCTAAGAGATTATAATCATACTATTTCTCATCCTCGCGGTACGGCATATGACACGAATAAAGCAGAACAAGAAATGTGGCATCTCTACAATTCTCTTCCTTCGGATTTAAAGGAAGCATTTGGTCTTATTAAATCTAATAAAGAAGGACTTTCTAGATACTATGAATAAAATTATATCATTTAGTATATGGGGAAATAAACCTATGTATTGTGCGGGTGCAATACGAAATGCACAACTTGCTAAAGAAATATTTCCCGAATGGACTTGCTATTTCTTTTACAATAATACTGTACCTAAGATTTATATAGAAGCGTTAAATGCTTTTGACAATACTATCACGCATGAAATTACAGATTCTTCATACGGAGCCTGGTGGAGATTTTATCCGATGGTTGAGGGAAATGTTGTTTTATCTAGAGATACTGATTCAAGATTATCTTACAGGGAAAAACGTATAGTTGACGATTGGATGGCATCCGATTATAAGGTATGCGTAATGCGAGATCATATTCGGCACTATGACTTCAATATATTATCTGGTATGTGGGGAATTAAAGATGGTATGAGCCCCACAATTTATAAAGGTATGGAATCTAAATTAGGGGAAAATTTCTATGCCGCGGAACAAATATATGTAAGTAATACGATATGGCCAGCATATGAAAATTCTCGCATCTCATATGGAATAAAAGAAACACAATGGATGCGAGATTCTTATAAAGATATAGGTAAAGATTTTATTGGTCAACAGTATGATGATAATGAAATACCAGTATATGAAGGACAATTAGAATGAGTACTATACTAATTACTGGTGGTGCAGGATTTATTGCACACCACACTATTAAAGAAATATTGGATAACACCGACTGGAATATTATTTCTTTAGACAGATTGGATTTTTCTGGCAATTTAAATCGTTTATATGATATGCTTAAAGATCACGATCAAAAGCATAGAGTAAAAATTGTACACCATGATTTAAAGGCAGAAATAAATCAAACAACTTCTAATCTTATTGGTAGCGTAGATTATATTTTACACATGGCAGCAAACCCCCATGTCGATAAAAGTATAAAGGATCCATTGGGGACTGTATTAGATAATGTAGTTGGAACTTGTAATATTTTAAATTTTGCGAGAACTCAATTACCGTCGCTAAAAAGATTTATATATTTTAGCACCGATGAAATATTTGGCCCTGCTCCTGCCGGTATGGATTTTACAGAATATGCTAGATATAATTCTAAAAATCCATATAGTGCAAGTAAAGCAGGGGGAGAAGAATTAGCAGTCGCATTTCATAACACATATAAATTGCCCGTATACATAATTCATTCTATGAATGTTTTTGGTGTAAGGCAACAAGCTGCGGCATTTATTCCGATATGTATCCGCAAAATTTTAAATGATGAAGTATTGACCATACATTCTGACAGCACATTAACTAAAATACCTACAAGAAAATATGTTAATGCTTCAGATGTTGCTGAAGCAATTTTACTTTTACTACAAAAAGATGTTGAATCAATGGACGAAGGATTAGTAAAAGTTCCTAAATTTAATATTGTGGGTATGGAAAAAATTGATATTTTAACTATAGCAAAAACTATTGCAGGATGCATAGGAAAACCTTTAAATTATAAACTAACATCTTCGGATAGGCCCGGTGCAGATTTAGATTATTCTTTGGCAGGAACAAAATTAAATGATTTAGGTTGGTATCCAAAAACATCATTTAAAGATTCTATTCCCTCAATTGTTGATTGGTATTTAAAAAATAAAGAATGGATTAGTTAATGAGTAAAAAAGTAACTATAATTACGCCAACAACCGGGTCTAATTATCTAGACATAAATTTAAATTCTGTTTCAAAACAAACATATGATAACATAGAACATCTTGTTGTTGTAGATGGTCCTAATTATTGGGATAAAGCAAACAATGTTTTAAATAACTATGAAGATAAAACAGTAATGTATCTTCAAGAAAATACTGGCGCAGATCAATACAATGGTCATAGAATATACGGGGCAATGCCCTATCTAGTCAATTCTGACTATGTTATATTTTTAGATGAAGATAATTATGTTGAACCAACCCATATTGAATCTCTTGTTAAGGTTGCCGAAAATAATGATTGGGCATTCTCTTTAAGACAAATTGTAGATAAAGATGGCAAATACATTTGTAATGATGATTGCGAAAATTTAGGTAAATGGCCAACCTGTTTAAGCGAGAAAGAATTGTTTGTGGATGTTGGCGCTTACTTTTTACCTACAAAAATTGCAGTACAAATTTCTCCTATATGGTATAGACGGGCAAGACATCCCGACGAACAGCCAGAAGTCGATAGACTTTTAATGCAAGTTCTGTTAGACTATGGTTTTAGTTATGATACTAACGGAGAGTATACGTTAAATTATAGAGTAGGTAACCGAGCAGATTCTGTACAAGCAGATTTCTTTTTGTGGGGAAACTCTAAAATGCAACAAAAATATAATGGAAATTTTCCCTGGAGAAAATAATTGAGAAAAGTTTTAATACATACCCATTCAGGTTTAGGTGACAATATCTGTTGCTATGGTATTGTAAAACACTTTGCCGAGAATGAATTCGATGAAGTATATGTTTCCTGTAAAGAAATATATCTAGATTCGGTTATGCATTTATATAGAAATGACGATAATATTTTTATTGCACCTATTCCTAATCCAGGCAATAATATAGGTTTAGAATTTGAATATGTAGATCAAATTTGTAAAGAACAAAATTTAGAATTAATTCGTATAGGATTTGATAAGGTTAAACAACCTTTTCACTACACACAATTTTATAATCAAGTTTCTGTACCGTATGAAAAGAGTTGGGATAATTTTACAAGTTTAGAATCAACACCGCAATCTAAGCAATTATATGATTCTTTAGGATTAGAAGGCAAAGATTATGTCCTACTAATTAGTGAAAATTCTTATGGTAAAAGCGATCTTGTTGTGCATTCAGATTTGCCTAAAATTGAAATGTATAAAACGGATTTGGGTACAGGTGTTTTCGATTGGTTGGATGTAATTAAAAATGCAAAAGAAATACATAGTGTTGGTACAGGACCCTTTCATGTTGTTGACCGTATAACGGATTTCAATTATAATTGTCTTTTTTATTTCCACAATGTTAGAGATGACTTCAAGACAATCGACACTAGGTTAAAATGGAATTTAATTGAATATGAACAAACACCACTTGGTTATTGGCGATCTAATTCTAGATAGGTTTATTTACGGCAATGCAAATAGAATATCTGCAGAAGCCCCTACTCTAGTTTTAGATGTTGAAGAAGAAATAGATATGCTCGGCGGCGCATATAATGTTGCTGCGCATATTAGTAATCTAAATCATATGTGTCATTTCCTTACTGTTACTGGTAAAGACTTCGAATATAAGATTGAAAATTTTAAAGACAAATTTAATCCAAATAGTATTTGCTATGTCCTGGCAGAAGAAAATAGATCTACTACAGTAAAAACAAGATTAATATCTAAGTATAAAAATACTCATTTGCTTAGATACGATGAAGAAACTTTACGGGATATCTCTGATCTAAATAAAATTAGTTTACTATCACATATTGAAAAAAATATTAATACTATAGATGACATCTTGATGATTGATTATAAGAAGGGTGTCATAACAAAAGACCTTGCTCAAGTAATTATTGGTCTTGCTAATAGTCACAATGTCCCGGTTTATGTAGATACCAAGAAAGATGATTTAAGTAGTTTTTCTGGATGTAGTATTATTAAGCCTAATAAATATGAGTTTGAAAAGATTAGATTAAGGTATGCACCCGACTATAGCATGGAGGATGCTTGTAAAATAATTTGCGAAAAATTAAAGATACAGCGCATCGTTATTACTGCAGGTAATGAAGGCATTTATGCGTATGATTCTGCGGAAGGTCTAATACATTCTAAAGCAGAACAAGTCGAAGTTAAAGAATTAAGCGGAGCAGGCGACTCTGTTCTTGCAGTTTTAAGTTATTGTTTCTCCGAAGGATATTCATTTACTGATAGTGTAAATTGTGCAAACAAACTAGCAGCAAAATTCGTTTCTTCGGGAATACAATATAGAGCAAAAAAAGAAGATTTATTTGGATAAGATATGATTAATAATTTTAAAGCGGCAGTATTGACAGAACATTATAAACCTTTATCGATTGAGACTTTTATTCCGCAAGTTCCAGAGAAGGGACAAGTTCTTGTTAGAATGATTTCGTCTGGCCTATGCGGCGCCCAAATTAATGAGATAGATGCAGTAAAAGGTCAGGACAAGTATATGCCTCATTTTATGGGGCACGAAGGATATGGCGAAGTCTTAGAAGTAGGTGAAGGCGTAACCAAAGTCAAAAGCGGCGATCACGTTGTACTTCACTGGAGAAAAGGATCAGGATGCGATTGCTTTGGGGGTAAGTATAATTACTTTAGCAAATTAGGTGTGGTGGGGTCTGGTCCTGTTACAACTTTTGCAGAACAAACAATTGTTGCGGAAAATAGAGTAACGCCTGTCACTAAGAATACTAATTTAAATAATTTATACCCATTAATGGGATGCGCATTATCTACTGCATATGGTATTGCTGTAGATATAAAAAACAATTCTACAGTATTAATTACAGGTGCAGGTGGGTTAGGTTTAACTATTGCATTCTGGTTAAATGTAATGTATAACACTAAAACTATTATTGTAGATAAATTTGAATCTAAAAGAAAATATGCAGAAGAAATGGGAGCATCTTTTTATTCAACAGAAACAACCCCCAATATTTTTAAAGAATTAGATAAAGCAAACTATGTAATTGATACTACGGGAAATGTAGATGTCATATCTGCAGGATTCTCTTTAGTGCAAAAACAAGGATCATTAATACTAGTAGGTCAACCTAGAGTAGGTTCTACTCTTGTATTAGAAAACCCGTTATCCATTTTTGATGGCATTAAAATTTATAGTTCAGATGGCGGCAATTTTAATCCAGATGTAGATTTGCCAGACATTATTAGATATGTAGAAAAGAATTTAGAGCTGGCAAAAAAATTAGTTACTAATGTAATTAGTTTAGATGAAATTAATAAAGGATTTGACATGATGCGTAATGGAGAATCTGGTAGAATAGTTATTAACTTTTAAGGAGTGAGGATGAGAAAAACTTGGACAGAACAAGAGCTTATTGCTTTTGAAGATAGAATTGGTGAATTATATTTAGATAATAAGTTGCCTTTTCTGTTTCACCTTTCGGGGGGAAATGAGAAAGAATTGATTGATATCTTTAAAGATATCAAAGAAGGTGATTATGTTATTTCAAATCACAGAAGCCATTATCATGCTTTGTTGCATGGTATTCCTCCAGAAGTAGTTGAGGATAGAATTTGCAATGGTCGTAGTATGTTTATCTATGACAAAGATAGAAACTTTTTCTGCTCTGCTATCATCGGCGGCACACCTGCAATTGCTGCAGGTATTGCTTGGGCATTAAAGCAAAAAGGATCAACACAAAAGGTTTGGTGTTTTATTGGCGATGGCACAGAAGATAATGGTCATACCTATGAAGCAATTAGGTATGTGGATGGTTGGGATTTGCCTTGTAAATTTATTATAGAAAACAATAATCGTTCTGTAGAAGCAACAAATGAAGACCGTTGGGGTAAACAAGCCGACTATGCGTGGAATTCTCCTTCAGTTATTAAGTACTACTACAAGATCACATATCCTCATGCAAGAAAACCTGGTATGATTGATCTTTCAAAAGCTGTTAAGAAAACAGATGATGAATATTTCCCACCATTGCCTGAAGTATCATATCCAACATTTACTACATCCGATTTAAAATATAAAGATGCAGCATTAAAAGTTATGACTGACTTAGGAAATCAAGGTGCAATTTTTGTAGGTTACAATGTTAACAATGCACCTGGCGGAAATGCGATGGGCACATTAAAGAATGTACCTGATAATCAAAAGTTAGAAACACCCGTTGCTGAAAATTTAATGGCAGGCTTGTGTATTGGTATGGGGTTTGAAGATTTCTTGCCTGTACTATATTTTGAGCGTCATGACTTTATGTTGGTTGCAATGGATGCGATTGTTAACCACATAGATAAAATTGAAAGAATTTCTCACGGTGAATATAAAGTGCCAGTTATTATTCGAGCAGTTACTGCAGATGGCGGACCTTTCTATTCAGGTATTACACATTCGCAGGACTTTACCAATATGCTTAGAGCCGCAGTAAGTTTCCCAGTTTATGATCCGAAAAACGGTAATGAATTGGAAGAAGCATTCTACAAAGCAAGGCATAGTGGCAGACCAGCAATTATTGTTGAAAGAAAATCTTTATACTAATGGAAAAATATTATACTGAGGAAGGCAAATTTAATTATATTCGATATAATAGTTTGCCTGCTCTTGCAGATCATATTATAGATCATTCGCCAAAGTACTATGACGGATGGGGCGTACAATGCCAACATCATAAACCTGTTGGGTTAGGTGTTGTTAAAGAATATGATTCAATTTTTGTTAATGCAGATTTATTGGATGGTTCAATAGATATGCTAACATCTATTGCTGTTCCATATCATTTGATAACAGGAAATTCTGATACTTTAGTTAATCCTAGTACTGCTTTAAGAATATTAGATACTAAAGTAGTCTCTTGGTCTGGGCACAACTTTCCTAAAATTAACGAAAGATGTTTACAAATACCTATGGGATTTACTGAATTGGGTCCACAAAGGCCTAATAGTTTTTTTGAGTATATAGAATTACCAGAAAACAAAATGATACCTATTATTATTACTCCATATGGGGCAACGCATAATAGTAGATCAGATTTAAGTAATTTATATGGTGATGGTATCTTAAATTTAAAAGGTAGAATAGATTATAGTAATTTTTTGACTCTATTGTCTATATCTAAATATTCTTGCTGTCCTAGAGGCAATGCTTTGGACTCTCATAGATTTGTAGAATCAATTGCATGCAATAGTATTCCTATAGTAATGACATCTGATTTAGATCCTTTGTATCATGAAATGGGTGCTATTATTGTGACAGATTGGAATGTATGTAAGGATGTTAATTCTTTACCTGTCCCTAAATTAAATCGTGATGTAGTAACTTTAGAATATTGGCAAGAAAGAATAAAGACACACCAAAAACAATTTGAAAGATGATTATGATTGAATACAAATATAATGAGGATAATTTATTGAATGAACTAAAAGAATATGTAGATAAGACATACGGAGAACATTATTCATTAAATAAATTCCAAGCGACAGAATTCATTATTGATAGCGGACACGGCATAGGGTTCACTGTCGGTAACGTAATGAAGTATGCCCAAAGATACGGAAAGAAAGCCGGAAGGAATAGACAAGACGTACTAAAGGTGTTACACTATGCATTGATGATGTTATATGTGCATGATATTGAAACCAAGGAGCTAGATAATGCAAATAAGTAAAGAGACGATTGATATCCTAAAGAACTTTGCTGGAGTTAACAGCAATATTCTTATTCGCAAAGGTAAGACTTTAGCAACAATTAGTACAGCAAAAAACATTTTTGCGAAGGCTGATGTAGCAGAAGACTTTCCCGAGGAAGTAGCAGTTTATGATTTGAATTCGTTGTTGGCTTTGCTGACACTTATGGAAAATCAGAATGTAGAGTTTGGTGATAAAAGCCTAACAATTTCTAAAGACAATGGTAAGTTTGAATACTTCTATTCTAGTCCTTCGGTTATTGTTGCAGCACCAGATAAAAGCATAGTAACAATCTCGAAAAAGAAAGCATTCCACTTTAAACATGAAACAAAGGCATTGGAATACTTTATCGCAATGGAACCTGATTCCAAAGTATAATGAGTATATTGGAATCCAATAATTATTATTTACCCGAAGGTAAAATAACTATATTCAAGCAACCTGAGTATGTAGGATATTTAGAACTAGATCCAGGATTCCGGGTTGCCTTTAGAAAAAAACCAAATTGGTTTAATCGTAAAATGATTGAACTAGTTTTTGGTTGGATTTGGATTGACGGAAAACTTTAAATATATTATGGAGTTGTTATGGATTATCGTGAAGATGAGTTTTTATGGGTTGAAAAGTATCGGCCCCGCAAACTAGATGATTGTATTCTTCCTGCAGATCAAAAGAAGATCTTTCAGGAAATGCTCTTAAAAAATGAGATACAAAATATGTTACTTTGCGGTGGCGCAGGTATGGGCAAGACTACTGTTGCCCGAGCATTGTGTGAAGAATTAGAAACAGATTATATTATCATTAACGGTTCAGAAGAATCGGGTATTGATGTTCTTCGTACTAAGATTAAACAGTTTGCTTCTACTGTATCATTCAGCGGAAAGCCAAAGGTTGTTATTCTAGACGAAGCAGATTATTTGAATCCTAATTCTACACAACCTGCTCTCAGAGCATTTATGGAAGAGTTCTCAAATAATTGTAGGTTCATTTTAACTTGTAACTTTAAGAATAGAATTATTCCTCCGCTTCATTCTCGAACTGCGGTTATCGAATTTAAATTACCTAAGACTGAGAAGCCAAAGATTGCTGCACTATTCTTTAAGCGCGTAACCGAGATTCTTTCAATTGAAAGTGTTACTGCAGATAGTAAAGTAATTGCAAAGGTTATCGAAAAGCATTTCCCCGATTATCGTCGTATTCTAAATGAACTGCAACGATATAGTGCATCGGGTAATATTGACGAAGGCATCTTTGTTAGTATGGGTGAAGTCAATATGCAAGACTTAATCGCTTCTTTGAAAGAAGGTGATTGGAAGAAAATGCGTACATGGGTAGTTAATAATATTGACAATGACCCTCAGACTCTATTTAGAAAGTTGTATGACACACTATGTGATAATGTAGTGCAGGTACCGCAACTTGTTTTATTGCTTGCAGATTATCAGTATAAAGCAGCATTTTGTGCAGACCAAGAAATTAATTTGGTTGCGTGTTTAACTGAGATTATGGCAGCAGTGGAGTTTAAATGAATAATATTAGAGTTGCGGGAATAGATTACGAAATTCAATATCTATCTTCTGAGGAAATGAACGGTAACATTGGTCTTGCAGATTTTAATAATCAAAAAATTATGATAAACACCGGCATTACAGAACAAACAAAACGTATTGCCTTGATGCATGAGACATTACATATCCTTGATAAAGCATATAATCTAAAATTATCTGAAGACCAGGTTACATATACTGCGCATGCACTAGTTGCACTTGCTGTAGATAACCCTAATTCAGGTGTATTATGAATACTATAATTTTAGATATATTTAAATGGATTAAAGATGACTATCGTTCTAATCGCATTCGTTTTGCTGTTGAGTTGTTGGCTTGGGCTATTAGTATTGGCTGCTCAATCACCATGGCACTCACAGTCCCAAATCCTCCTCTTCTTGCTCTTTATCCTGTGTGGATTGGTGGTTGTGCCATGTATGCTTGGGCTAGTTATACTCGGAAATCATTTGGGATGCTTGCTAACTATATACTGTTAACAACTATTGACACAGTTGGATTAGTGAGGATGTTAACATGAGTTTAGACTTTTTGGGTGGACCTGTAGCAAAACCCGAGGCAATTCCGTATAAAGCCCCATCTATTTCCCCTTTCGATTTTATCAATGCTATACACCATAGCAAAGAAAAACTAATTGTGGACGATTGGTCTGAGAAACAGTATAACCCCTACATCATTAATAAAGGACTTTCCTATGGGCCAGATACAGTAATTCCTGCGAACGAAATGAATTCTAGACCCCATTTGCCGAAGATTCTACAATTTGATTTTCTTATAAATATTATTAGGCCCCGGAAAAGATTCAATAAATGGATCAAGGCTGAGAAGGTCGCTGATTTGGAAGTTATCAAAGAATACTATGGCTATAGCACAGAAAAAGCCAAACAAGTACTCCCACTTCTAAATTCTTCGACTATTGAAGAAATGAAAAAAAGAATAACAAAAGGTGGGTGGAAGTAATGAGTACTGACATAATCAATATAGATTTTCCAGGGTATCATCCTCTAGAAGTAATTTTATCTGAACCAGATGATTTTTTAAAAGTAAGAGAAACATTAACAAGAATTGGTGTTGCTTCTAGAAAAGATAAAACCCTATATCAATCATGCCATATACTACATAAGCAGGGCAGATATTTTATAGTTCATTTTAAAGAACTATTTGCATTAGATGGTAAAACCGCAGATCTATCTGAAAATGATTTGCAGCGTAGAAATACAATTTCAAAGTTATTAGTAGATTGGGGATTGGTTAAAGTTAACAATCCTGAATTCTTCCAAGACTATGCTCCTTTATCTCAGATCAAAGTTATCTCGCACAGAGAAAAAGATGATTGGAAATTGGAAACAAAGTATAACATTGGCAAGAAAAAGTTAACAACTAGTAATAAATAATTATGTTCCCAGGGATGGGAAACGGAGTTGACGGATCTCAATAAAACCGTCAGAGCTTATGCCTTCGGGGTAAGCATTTTAATACTCGCTTTTTAAGGAGAAATTTATGAGTACATTTTACGCAGATATGGCTATTGATACTATTCAAAACGCCAAACTAGAATTCCTTCGTCACACCATGAAGGACGACACAATCAAAAAACCCCTAGAAGAATTCGTTGAAGCACAACGCAAATTTACAAAACAGATTGCTAAATCTGGATGTGATTTGATTACCGTTGGCACAGAGTCTATGACTCGCTTTATCTTTGGTTCCAACAAAACCGAAAAAACCGAATCTAAGTAATAGGGAGTAACAAATGACGCTAATAACAATGCCTCGTTTCGACACAAATATGTTCAAAGAAATGGACAAATATTTTATTGGGTTTGATGAACAGTTTAATCGTCTTACAAAAATGCATGACGATATAACAAAAAACATTCCTAATTATCCTCCGTACAATGTTAAGAAAACCGGCGACAATACTTATGTAATTGAAATTGCTGCTGCTGGTTTTGCTAAACAAGATATTGAAATTGAATTAGCTGATAACAAGATGATTGTTAAAGGTAACATTCAAACTGCAGATAATGATGAAAATTTCCTATTTAAGGGAATTGCCAATAGAGCATTTACTCGCAACTTTGCTTTGGACGACCAGATTGAAGTTAAAGATGCAGAGATGTTAAATGGTATGCTAAGAATTTTCTTGGAACGTATTATCCCTGAGCATAAGAAGCCTAAGAAAATTGAGGTTAAAGAACCTACAGGCAAAACTAAAAAATTAACTACGGATAGTTCATTATGAAAAAGCTATTGACGGATATTAAATACTATTTTATAATGTGGATTGAAGTGACGCAATCCGCGCGAAATCAAAATATACGTTATTGGCATTAAAGGAAATAAAATGATTAAAGTAATTAAACTTATTACAGGCGAAGAAGTTGTGGGTGAAGTAAGCTATGATGGCACTACTGTTATTGTAGATAAACCATGCGCTGTTATGTTGGTGTCGGCTAAGTCTACTCCAGATCAACACTCAATGGCATTGATTCCATATGCAGCTTACACTAATGGTCACACCATTAAGATTAAAGAATCTTCTATTATTTGGGAAGCAGACTTGCAAGAAGATGTTTACAACCAATACAATATGTTGTTTGGTACAGGCATTCAAATCTTGACAGGAAAGAATCCTAATACTTCTTCTTTGAATATTGTAGGAAATTAATTACTTCTTTCTTTGACTTGTTCCTGAATCACTTTCGGACAAACGGCATTTTTATAAAAGTAAGTTTTGTAGATGTGTTGTTTGTCCGATCCTCCGCAAGCATAATCACATACTTTTAACCCGTCGTTAGTTACGAAGGATTTTTCTAAGGTACAGCTCTTAGTTACAATATTATATTGTTTTTCTTTTTTAGATACCTGAGCCTCAATTTTTATAGGTACAGATACGCTGATATTAACTGAGTCCGGAATAAAAGGCGAGGCTATTGTAACAGCAGTACTAATGCCGATGATTGTTTTTTTAAATGGACTCATATTAGTGTTTGGTGTATAACCAAACAAACCCTAATATTCCTGTGCACAATAATAATAGAAATAGATAAAATAATAAAATAAATTTAGCAAATCCAACATTGTCAAATACCCATTCTAAAAATGTGTACTTATTTTTTGCCATCTTGGTAATTCTGTTCGTCTAATATTTTTAGCGCCTGTCTAAATTTTTCTATATCGTATTTTTTAGCGTCTTCTAATCTTTGTTTATATGATCCGGGTTCACCTAGCTCAGGCCATCTTTGTTTACGATCATATGATAACCAGGTAAAGAACCCGGCCATTAATAATATTAGTAATAATATTCCGCCAGCTAAAGAAAGTTCTAATGCGAGATTTTCCATTCTTCTTTGGCGCTTTGCTCTTTTAATTGCATCTTCTTTTTCTTTTACTTTTCTTGCAACTTTTTGTTCATCTATAATTTGAACACGCATATCTTGAAAGCGAGTCCACAAGTCTTTTAAGTCTGCAGGAACATTATAGATCATCTGTTCGCGTAATTCAACTTCCATTTGTTCAAGTCTGGAACGAATCAATACTCTTTGCAATGCTCTTCGACTTAGTGAGACATCGCCAGTATATACTTCTTTAGATTTTTGTTCTTCATCATAAAACAATTCTTCAATCTTGTCCATTGCATCGAAGAATGTTCCTAATTGGTCTCCGATGATAGAGATAACATCATTGGGATCTTTTAGAATATTTTCTTTTACTTCTTTTTTCTTTTGCTCAAACTGCTGCCGTTGTTCTTTAGTTGCCGGTTTGTTTTCGTGTTGCTTATTGAATTGCTTATCCAAGTCATCCAACACGCCCTTTACGTCACCCGCAGCGCTCTTAATATCTTTATAAAGCTGACAACCTTTTTTAACCGCAGCAACGGCCCCGTTAGCCAATGCTAGGAGTGTTAACGGATCCATGTTATGTCATGGTCCGGCTCCATTCTAAATCATTCATCACTTGCATTATTAGTTTACATTATATACTACACCGGCTTCGCCAGTATTAGTGTTTGGAAATTTTCTTATGGCTCCTGGCCATATAATTCGAACTGCTCCAGGAGAATCTGTAATACCATATGCATTAGGTACTCGTATACCGCCGCCATATAAATGAGACATTCCTCCAGAACCTGCACCACCTGGACTTAATACATTTGCTGATAAATTTGTACCACTTCCACCCTCTCCGCTATCACCTTGTCCGTATAATCCTGTGCCGCCGCCGAATGCTACAATAGTTGCCAACGGAGCTGGAAGATGAGTAAATGCTGGACTGTTTGCTGGGTTCACGTTGTCATAGCCACCGCCGGCACCTCCGCCACCACCTCCAAAGCCCGGTTGACCGTACCCTACGTTTGCGCCTTCCCAGTAATTAAAGTCAGCTCGACCACCATCTCCACCTTTTCCTGTATATCCTCCAGCACCGCCCCCACCTTGGTAGAAACCATAGTACCCATGTGGCGGACTAAGCCCATCAATATCTGGATCGCCGAATATTCCACTCCGTCCCCCAAGTCCACCACCTTCACCCACAATAAAGTTACTATGTCTATAACTATTAAGAGGAGCCCCAGCTAATATATCAGCTCCGCCTGCAGCTACAGCATATCTTGCGCCACCGTTCGAATAATTTTCTATTCGAAATGCAGAACCGGACATTGGTGGGTCAAAATTTCCAGGACCTCTATATTTATAATTGAATGTTCCATTGTAAACATAATATACATTGCCCGGTGTTACTGGTATATTATTTTTCCATGCTAGCGCGCCACCGCTTCCTGCCCCGCCACCGATGGAAGGGGTGTAACCGTTGCCGCCATTTGGGCTGTTCATTGCAACTCCGTCCGGGGCAACTGCACCTGGGCCTATACAAACAACTGATACGCTATAAACTTCAGGTGGGCATACCCAAGTATATGTTCCTGTTGTTGTATATACGGATTCCCCAACAACTGGGCGATTGGTTATTGTTACGTTGGATAATCTTATATTTCGTATTTTCATTTTATTCCTTATGGTATAACAGGTAAATCTAAAATATTCACATTTGGGAATTGTCTATCCACACCTGGCCATACGATTCTTACAGCCCCGCCGCTAGCAGCATTTGCACCTGCAATAGATGCACCTCCACCGCCCTTGCCATATACATCAAAAGTTGTAGGAACTACACCTTGACCAAATACACCAGATCCTGCCCCTTGCCGTCCTCTAAATCTTCTAGGCGGTGCGGGGTTGCCGGGTGACCCGTTAGGACCATTACCAGTATATTTACCTGCACTGCCACCACCCCCGCCACCAATAGTCAAATTATTTTGCACACCATTTGTCATTCCGCCTGCTGGATTTCCACCTGACCCAGCACTACCGCCAGATCCACCTCCGCTAAATGCTGTGCCTCCAGCAAGTCCAACAGTTGATGCAAAAGGTGCTTGTGCTGCAGTTGATGGTGTAGGGTTAATATAATTATATGATGCTTGAAACGGTTCAGAGCCCCCACCATAAGTACTACCGCCATATCCTGTACCTGCACCCTCGTGTCCTCCACCTGCACTTAGTATAGTAACGGGACCAAATCTAATAGAAGATGAGCCGCCGCCCTGGGTTAAGGTTGCGTTCGAAAAAGGACCATTGGGGGATGTAGTATTCCAATTTTTTCTTCCACTTACACCCGCAGTCCCGACTGTTATATTATATGTGTTTCCTGGAAGTACAGGATAATTATTCATATATGCAAGAGCACCTCCGCCCCCACCCGGCCAGCCGCCGCTTGGCCAATCCGATAATACTACAGCTGTACCTGGCCAAGGAGTTGCCGGAAAAGCAGATGACCATGCGGTTCCTCCTCCACCCCCACCTATTGCAACTGCCGAAATACTTGTAGTTGTAGGAGGGGCAGTCCAAGTACCTGGAGATGTAAATAAAGATTGCCCCTGCGCTACCGGAGCAGGGGTTGGTGGCGGCGGCGAAGGCGAAGGCGGCGGCGAAGGGCTCGGAGCCGGCGCAGGTTCAGGTGGCGCATTAGGGGGAGGCGGTATTATTCGTATACCTTGCTCTAAAATCAAATCATTAATTTTTACTGACATATTATTAAATTACTATAGGAAGCCACAACCAAACAGCTTGGCTCATTAAAAACATAGCAACGGCACCTACGCCAATGCTGGCCCAGTACAATCTCATATTAACAGCTAAAATACTAGCAGTTAATAGTACAATTGCAATTTGAAATAAAGACCCTGCGTATGTATACCAGGGTGATCTTGCTTTAGCGACACTTCGATCTTCTTCAAGTTTACGAGCTTTAGCCATTAGATCTTTCTTACCTTCTTTAGGTTCATTTTCATATCGATCTATTTTGGCTTGTAGTGCTTCTACCTTTTTAGTATCCTTTACACGAGCAGCATCATCTAATGCCATTTCAGCTAGTGTTTGTTTGATAGATTTTGCTTGGTAAAAAGCCCATGTATTATTTGCATCTATGGTATTATTTAAAACCTTACTAGAATTGCTACCACCCATAAGAGTATTAATGGCCAGCAAAGCAGCCAGTACGGTAATAAGCCATCCTGCTTTGTCTTTGATTTGTGCTTCTCTTTCGCTTCTTGATAATTGTTTGGGTGCGTCAGCCATAGATTTCTCCTTATTCTATTGATTTACTACATGATATATAATATAATGCTATATTATTTATGTCCCAAAGGTTTTCACAATGAAATTTTATACTAGCGTAAATCAGTATGGTAACAATATTCTAGTACGGGGTGTGAACAACGGCAAAAAAGTACAAGATCGAGTCAACTTTAAACCCTCACTTTTCTTCAAATCTAAAAAAGAATCCGGTTATAAATCTCTTTTTGGTGATAATCTAGAGGAATTGAAATTTGAAAGTATCAGCGAAGCTCGAGATTATGTCTCCAGATATAAAGAAGTTGAGAACTTTCCGATCTTTGGAAACACCAATTATACCTATCAGTATATCACAAAAACATTCCCCGATAATATAGAGTTTGATATAACTCAAATTAAGATATGGTCTTTGGATATTGAAACATCTGCAGATTTAGGATTCCCCGATGTTGCAAATCCAAACGAAAAAGTATTGATTATCACCATGCAAGATTATGGAACAAAGGAATTAGTTTCCTTTGGATTAAATCCGTTTAAAGTAACATCTGACAGACACACTTATATTGAGTGTAAAGATGAAGTAACACTACTAAGAAAGTTCTTAGAATATATTTCCGAAGATCATCCTCATATTATTACAGGATGGAATGTGGAGTTCTTTGATATTCCATATCTATGTAATCGTATTACTAAAGTTCTTGGCGAAGATGAACTTAAAAAGATGTCGCCCTGGAAAGTAGTTAACGAGAAACGTATTTTCAAATTAAAGAAAGAGAACATTTCTTTTGAGGTGTTGGGTATTGCAATTCTAGATTATTTAGATCTCTACAAAAAATTTACATATTCAAATCAAGAATCTTATAAATTAGATCACATTGCCAAAGTAGAATTGGGTAAAGAGAAATTAAACTATGATGAGTTTGATTCGTTCTCCGCATTCTGGAAAGGTAATTGGCAAAAATTTGTAGACTATAACATTCGAGACGTAGAACTTGTCGACGAACTTGAAGAGAAGATGAAATTAATTGAACTTATTCTTACAATGGCGTATGATGCAAAGTGCAATTTTATTGACATTTTCTCAGCAGTAAGAACTTGGGATTGTATTCTTTATAACGAATTGTGGAAACGAGATATTGTTGTCCATCAGCGAGAAGAAAGACCAGGTAGGCAAATTGCTGGTGCGTATGTTCAAGAACCTCGACCAGGTAAATATGATTGGGTAGTGTCATTTGATGCAACTAGTCTATATCCTAGTATTATTATGCAGTATAATTTGTCGCCGGAGACATTGGTTCCTCAGTACAGCAAAGATTTAACTGTAAACAAACTTGTTTCTAAAAGCGTCAATCTTGATGACTTGAAGGATGAAGATTATTGTATGACGGCAAATGGATATTGTTTCACAAGAAAGAAACAAGGCATCTTTCCTGAGATTGTTCAGAAGCTATTCAATGATCGTAAACAGTATAAGAATCTGATGCTTGAGGCACAGACACAATACGAAGAAACAAAAGATAAGAAATGGCAGAAAGAAATATCTAAGTACAATAATTTTCAGATGGCTCGAAAGATTCAAATGAATTCTTTATTTGGTGCAATGGCAAATGAATATTTTAGATTCTATGATGACCGTATTGCTGAGGGTATTACTTTAACAGGCCAATTCATTATTCAATATATTGGTAAATGTTTAAATGAGTATTTGAACAAGGTATGCGGGACAAAAGATTATGTTTATTCTTTTTATTCCGACACTGATGCCTGTTATATTACATTAGATCCGTTGGTTAAAAAATTCTATAAAGATTTATCTGGAGATAAAGTAGTAGGTATATTGGATAAAATTTGTAAAGATAAAATTGAAGAATTCCTAATGCAATGTAGTAATGAAATTGCAGATTACAGTAATGCGTTTGAGAACAAAGTTTATTTCAAACGAGAGGTTATTGCAGATAGAGGTATTTGGGTTGCAAAGAAACGATATGCTTTGAATGTATATAATAACGAAGGTGTTCAATATGCTGAACCAAAGCTAAAGGTGATGGGATTAGAAATTGTCAGATCATCTACACCTGAACCTATTAGAGATGGTTTGCGAAAAGCGGTTAAAATGGCACTAACAGATACCGAAGAAAACCTGCAAGAATATATTCGTAATTTTGAAGAACAGTATCGTAAATTACCCCCGGAAGATATATCTTTTCCTAGAGGCGTTAACGGGTTAAATAAATATACTGACAGAGCAAATATATATAAACAGGCGACCCCGATGCATGTCAGGGGAGCACTTCTTTATAATTTCTATCTTGAAAAAATGGGATTAGATAAAAGATATGAAAAGATTAAAGAAGGTGATAAAATTAAATTTATATATTTAAAAGAGCCCAATACTATTGGTGAGAACTGTATAGCATTTAATACTGTTATACCGCCCGAATTAGATTTGAAAAAATTTGCAGACTACGAAACAATGTTTGATAAATCTTTTCTAGAACCCATGAATACAATATTAGATGGTATTGGTTGGTCGGCAAAGCCGCAAGCAACCTTAGAAGGATTATTCGGATGAAAAAATTATTACTAGCAATATTACTATTACCTTTAGCTTTACTCGCTAATCCTATAGATGATAATTGCCCTCAATTCGTATTACATGGTGCACCTGTAAGTAAAATAACAAACAGTCAATATTTGTGCAAGACAAATTATGCAATACATTATAGATATGATACAAAGACTGCAGAATATGTTGTAGAACATCTTACTGTAGAAGCGATCAAAGGACCTGCAAAAAGAAAAGATGATTTTCGACCAGACCCAGCAATTGCAAAAGAACATCAATCACAATTAGCTGACTATGCGGGTAAGCCATATGACCGAGGACATTTGTCACCCGGTGCAAACAATACTCAGAATGAAATTATTATGAGTGAGTCATTCTTTTTGTCCAACATGGTTCCTCAAGTACCAAATCATAATAGAGGTATTTGGAAACAGTTAGAAACGTATGTTCGTAATTGGGCAATTGAAGGTAAAGACATATATGTTATAACCGGCACAATTTATGATACAGACAAGTCATTAACTATTGGACAAAATAAAGTAGGTGTACCTGCAAGCTTATGGAAAGTAATTGTTGATAAAAATACATCCAAGGGAATTGGATTTATTCTACCTAACAAACCTTTGCCTGTAGCAGACCTTTCCAAATATGCTACATCTATTGATGAAGTAGAGAAAGCAACAGGACTAGATTTCCATCCTGCTTCAAAAGAATTTGAAGAAATGGAATCAGCCAAACCTAATCTATCAGAATGGTCTGGTTTAAAATAATATAGACAAACTACACAATACATATTATAATATACAATATACTTAAGGAGTTATTATGTCGTTACTTGACAAATTGAAAAAGAATTCTACAATCAAAGAAACAGAAGTTCTAAACAAATCTAAATTCTTTAACAAAAAGGATATGATTCAAACTTCAGTTCCAATGGTTAATGTTGCCCTATCGGGTAGTTTAGAAGGTGGGTTGACCCCAGGGTTAACAGTATTCGCAGGCCCTTCTAAACATTTTAAGACTGCGTTTTCCCTTTTACTTGCTAAATCTTATCTGGACAAATATGAAGATGCTATTGTTTTATTTTATGACTCTGAGTTTGGTAGCCCTCAATCTTATTTTGATTCCTTTGGGATTGATACCGCCAGAGTATTACACACACCTATCACCGATATAGAACAACTAAAATTTGACGTTATGTCTCAGATCAATAATATTGAACGAGGCGATCATGTTATTATTGTAGTTGACTCTGTAGGTAACCTTGCTTCTAAGAAAGAAGTTGATGATGCGCTTGAAGGTAAGTCTGTTGCAGACATGACCAGAGCAAAGCAAATGAAATCTTTGTTTAGAATGATTACACCTCATTTGACAATCAAAGATATCCCTGCAGTTGTTGTCAACCATACATATTCTGAAATTGGATTGTATCCTAAACAGATTGTTTCTGGCGGTACAGGTATTTACTATTCTGCAGATAATATTTTTATTATTGGTCGCCAACAAGAAAAAGATGGCTCAGATGTTGTAGGCTATAACTTTATTATCAATGTAGAAAAATCTAGATTCGTAAGAGAAAAATCTAAGATTCCGGTTGAAGTATTGTTTGATGGAGGCATCAGCAAATGGTCTGGTCTTTTAGATGTAGCAATGGAAGGTGGTTTCGTATTTAAACCATCGAATGGTTGGTATTCTAAAAAGGGCGAAGAGCAAAAATATAGACAAAAGGATACCTACACTAAAGAGTTTTGGATGCCGATATTGACAGACAAAGCCTTTAGAGATTATATTGAGTCTAGATATAAAATGTCTACAGGCGATCTAATGATGGCCTCGGACGATGTTTCAATAGAAGAGGAGTTCGAAAATGCAAGTGAAGTATGAACCATGGAAAATGGTTAAAGAAGATATTGAAATCTGGGGTGTAAAAATTCTAGATGGAGAATTTGAAGGTACTGCTTTAAGTATCAATGAACTTGAAACAGGTGAAAATGATGATGGTCTAGTATTAGACTATACGATAGTAAAATATCCTGAGGGTAAAGAAAAAGACAAAGACTTTGGCCCAGAGTTTGATAAGGTTCTCAATTTTATTATAGAAGATATTTTAAAGAAGGCAATGGATGAGTACGAAAATCGAAACCGTAATTCTGCAGAATCTAGCGAATGACGATGAGTACATGAGAAAAGTAGTCCCGTTTTTAAAGCGGGATTATTTTTTAGAGAATAATGATAAAATTGTTTATGATAAGATTACTAATTTCATAGATCAATATAATGCAATCCCTAGTAAGGATGCCTTGATTATTGCTATTCAAAATGATAAAAGTTTAAATGAAGAACAGTATAAAGAAGTTGCTGAATATGTACAACAATTAGATAGCACAGATCATAATAAAGAATGGTTGTATAAAGAGACAGAAAAATTCTGTAAAGACAAGGCAATTTATAATGCAATCCTTTCATCTATTGCAATCATTGATGGAAGAGACAAAGCAAGGACCGAGGACGGCATCCCACAATTACTACAAGAAGCACTAGGTGTTTGTTTTGACAATAATGTTGGACATGACTATATTGAAAGTGCAGACAAACGATATGAGTTTTACCACCGAGTAGAATCTCGTATACCTTTTGATCTAGATTATTTTAATAAGATCACTAACGGCGGTATGCCTAACAAGACTTTGAATGTTTGTTTGGCCGGTACAGGTGTTGGTAAGTCTTTGTTCATGTGTCATGTGGCTGCATCTGTTTTATCACAGGGCAAAAATGTTCTTTATATTACTTTGGAAATGGCTGAAGAAAGAATTGCGGAACGTATTGATGCAAATCTTATGAACATTACAATGGATCAGTTAAAGGATTTGCCTAAGTCTTTATTCGATAGTCGTATTGAAAAGATTAGAAACAAAACTGAAGGTACTTTAATCATTAAAGAATATCCTACTGCCGGAGCACACTCTGGACACTTTAAATCTTTGTTGAATGAATTGCAACTAAAGAAACAGTTTAGACCAGATTTGATTGTTATTGACTATTTGAATA